CCGTATTCCGGAAGAGTTTTTGAAACAGCGAGATGCGTACTACGCAAATCAAAACAAAGCTCAGATGGAGTCAGTAGACAATAACTTTCTCAAAGATAGTGATCCTCGTATGCCCTTGTTCTCGGACAAGAAATCGAAGGTTACTTTTGGTTCTGGTGGTTAAATTTTTTAGGAGTCCTTAAATGGCATCTACCGCTTCTCCCTACGGCCTCCGTGCCGTAAATGAGTTGGGTGGCCTACCTTACGCAGGTAGCACTCGCTCGTTTTTATTCGACCCTGCTGGATACGGCGCAAACGTCTATAACGGAAGTTTGGTGTACGTTAAATCTACAGGTTACATTGAAATCGTTACTGCTACTGGCGCTGACGCAACTACAAATGGTTTCCCTGTTGGCACTGCTAACACCGGCGCTGTTGGTGTGTTCGTTGGTTGCTCTTACGTTAACGCACAAGGTCAAACCGTTTTTTCACAATACTACCCGTCCGGTTCGCTGAACGCTACAGCATTTGTGATTGATGATGACCGCACTGTGTTCCAAGTTCAGTCTGCTGGTACTGTTACCATCGCTGCTCTGGGTTCAAACGTGTTCTTCTCCACTGGTGCAGTGTCTACCGGTAGTACATCTACAGGTAACTCTACCGCTTCTGTTGTGGCTGGTGCTTCCGCTGTTACTACTACCGCCGCTTTCCGCGTCGTTGGTTTTGTAAACATGGTTGGCTTCTCCACAGTGGGTGACGCATATACTGATATTCTGGTGAAGTTCAACCCCGGATACCACTCTTACAGCAACGCTGTTGGTCTGTAAAAGGAGCTAAATCATGGCTATTTCACGCGCACAACTACTTAAAGAACTCTTGCCCGGATTGAACGCATTGTTTGGTTTGGAATATGCTCGCTACGGTGAGCAGCATAAGGAACTCTACGAGACTGAAACCTCTGAGCGTTCATTTGAAGAAGAGACAAAGCTGTCTGGTTTCTCCGCCGCTCCGGTGAAGAACGAGGGCCAAGCCATCTCTTATGACAATGCACAGGAAGCATGGACAACTCGTTACAACCACGAAACCATCGCCTTGGGCTTCTCCATCACTGAAGAAGCTGTGGAAGATAACTTGTATGACTCACTGTCTGCTCGTTACACCAAAGGTCTGGCTCGTGCTATGGCGTATACCAAGCAAGTTAAGGCTGCTGCTGTTATCAACAACGGTTTCACTAACTCGTCTCAGTACTACGGCGGTGACGGCGTACCTTTGTTCAGCACTGCTCACCCCTTGACTGGTGGCGGCACTAACAGCAATCGTCCTACAACTGGCGCTGACCTTAACGAGACTTCCTTGGAAGCCGCCGTTATTCAGATCGCTGCTTGGACCGATGAGCGCGGTTTGCTGATCGCTGCTAAGCCTAAGAAGCTGATTGTTCCCCCTGCTTTGCAGTTCGTTGCTACTCGTTTGTTAGAAACCAGCCTCCGTGTTGGTACTGCTGATAACGACATCAACGCGTTGAAAAACAACGGTTCGGTCGCAGAAGGCTACACAGTCAACAACTTCTTGACCGACAGCAACGGCTGGTACTTGACTACTGACGTGCCTAACGGTTTGAAACACTTTGTTCGTACCCCATTGCAAAATGGAATGGATGGAGACTTCGACACCGGAAATGTACGCTATAAGAGCCGTGAGCGTTACAGCTTTGGATGGAGCGATCCGCTCGGAGTCTTTGGCTCACCCGGTTCGTCCTAAGCGAACCCGCATAGAACCTAGGTTCTGTGCTACAGAGAGGGCCCTTCGGGGCCCTTTTTTATTGCCTCTTGTGTTATTGGTTTAGATAGAGTACACTCCAGTTTACGAAAATACATTACCTGTATCTAAGGAACCTATGGCACGCGGCATCTACAAAATTATCAACATTATCAACAACAAGTTTTACGTAGGCAGCGCAGTTAATTTGAAGAGGCGCAAAGCCAGACACTTTTCAGAACTGCGTGGCAATAAGCACAACAACCGGCATCTACAGGCAGCATGGAACAAATACGGCGAGCAGGCATTTGTGTTCGTTATCCTTGATGAGGTTGCTTCGGATGCAGACTTGCTGGCTGCAGAGAATGTATGGCTTCACGCACACGTAGGTAAGGACTACTGCTACAACATCGGAGTAGACGCTACTGCTCCCATGCAAGGAATGTCGGGTACGGCAAGCCCCACATGGGGGTATCGTCACACACAAGAATCTCTTGCGGTCATACGCTCAACATCTACCGGACGAAAGCAAGATGCAGAAACAATCCAACGTAAAATCGCGCATTTAATTGGCAAGCCCAAGTCCGCAGCTGTCCGTGCCAAGATCAGCGCTACCTTGTCCGGTGAAGGCAACTTCTGGTACGGCAAAGAACGCCCAGACCACGGCGCAAAAGTTAGCAAGGCCGTAGTAGCTATTGACCCTGCGGGGAACATAACAGGATACGCAAGTGTTGCTGCGTTACTTACGTCGTTGGGGTTAAAACCACCCACAGCGAACCGGGCGCTCAAAGCAGGCAAAGCACTAGTACGTGGGCCGTATGTAGGTTGGTGTTTTAAATACGTTGCGCACACCCAAATAAAGTGATATATTGCTGCTAATCCGGGCTTTCCGGTGTATCTGACAGTCCCGGCTGACGACATGCAGACAGATACGCCTAACTTGCATGTAAGGAAACAATCATGGCATTAACCACATTCTCCGGCCCAGTTGCGTCTCAAAACGGTTTTATCAGTGGCACAGCCGCTAGTCCTATCGTAGAAACAACCGCTGGTAACGTATCCGAGTTTTACGCTACAACATCCGCTGCTACTGGCGATACACGTCTGTCGTACAACCGACTGGCCTTTACCTCTACAGGTTCTGGTGAAACTATTCGTGCTTTGACCCAAGTAACAGGTGTTGGTGGCGCTACAGGTGGCACTATCAACGGTGCTCACGTTAGCTTGAGCATCAACGGTACTGGCACTATCTCTGGCGCAGGTAACGCCCTTCGCGCCACTTTGGGCGGTACATCTACAACCCCCGGCGGTACATTAGCGGCTATTCAGTTGGATTCCAACTTTGGCGATGGTGTAACGTTAGCTGCAACGTCTTCGTTCATGCGCGTAACTGATAGTGGCACTGTGAAAGTTGGTTCGTTGTTTAACTTGCCAGCACCAGCATCAGACACAATTTTCCGCGCCAAATCGTCAGCCGCCGTTACCCACGTTATTAAAATTGTGGCTGCTAACGGTACACCGTACTACGTCATGGTTTCGGACGCTGTGTAATGCAGATCACCAAGGAATTCTTGGAGACTGAGATTCGTGACCTTGAGACTGAAGCACAGAAGGCGCAAACCTTTTTAATTCAAGCTCAAGCCACAATCCAAGCATACAAGATGCTCGTTAACAGGCTAGATGCCCCCGAACCGGAGCAACAACATGACAATGCAGTATGACGTAAAGTCGTATCACAACACCGCAACAGGCGTGGCTGTGGCATATCGCACCCGCCTGAAAGGGGTTGTAGTTTCTCCGTCTACAACGTCCACCTTAAATATAACGTTTGCAAACAACATTCCGGAGGCAGCTACTTATGACATTCCCGGAACTACAGTTTGTACGGTAACTTACGCTAATCATGGCCTTGCTATAGGTGATAGAGTTGTTCTAAACTTTACCACTGGAGATGGTGTACCGGACACCTATACCGTTGTCACTGTTCCGACCACAAGTACATTTACTGTAACTACAGGCGTACTAACAACCAGCGGTGCTGTAACGCTGTATCAGGATGTGCTTACTGAGATTGATTGCGCTACTGGAACCGCGTTTTACACGTTAATCCCCGGCGAAGGTATATTGGCCTCTGTAGGCATTTATGTCTTTCTTCCGGCTGCTACGGTAACAACGACCATATTTTACGGATAGGGCTGCATTATGACCATGCAAACTGATGTCCTGTCTTACCACGCAACAACGTCCAAGGTTGTTACTACTAGCCGTGTGCGTCTCAAAGCAATCACGGTATCCCCTGCTACGGCTTCATTGCGTAGTTCGGCTGTGGCTGACCCTACTGTATCCAAGACGGGCGCATACGCTCGAACTGCAGCTAGTACCACTGTTACGGTAACAATTACAGCGCACGGGCTAGAAACAGGCGATAGAGTCTTTATGGACTTTACCACTGGCACAGCAGTGGACGGGGTTTACGCAGTTACCAAGACCAACGCAAATGTTTTTACTGTAACAACTGCCGCATCGACAGCAACTAGCGGAGCGGTGACGTTTTACAGCAGCATTTTGTTAGAACTTGATACGTACAACATTGTTGGTTTACCAATTAAGATTCCCGGCGAGGGGATACTTTGCAGTAACGGCATGTTTGTAGGCGTTGGCGGCTCTGTTTCAGCTACGGTGTTTTATGGCTAAGAAAACCCCATCCCTTGCAGTAGGTCGCGGTGAGAAGCTGCCGGTCTCTAAGGGGGCTGGGCTGACTGCCAAAGGCAGGGCTAAATACAATGCAGCCACAGGGTCAAACCTCAAAGCTCCACAGCCACAAGGCGGTGCTCGCAAGAAGTCATTCTGTGCCCGTATGTCTGGTATGCCCGGTCCGATGAAGGACGAAAAAGGCAAGCCTACCCGTAAGGCTGCTTCACTAGCTAGATGGAAGTGCTGATATGAACGAAATTACATTGACAGACCGCGAAGAAGCCATCGCCAGAAAAGCAGCGAAGTTGGCTATTGAAGAGATGTCTGGCGAGTTCTATAAAAAAGTTGGTAAGACTGTTGTAGAAAAAGCGTTGATCTGGATTGGCATGTTAATTGTTGGCTTTGTGCTTGGCAAAGGCTGGATCATTAAGGTTTAATATGCCAAGTAGCTCTAAAAAGCAACACAATTTCATGGCTGCGATAGCCCACTCGCCATCATTTGCTAAAAAAGTAGGCGTCCCACAGTCTGTCGGAAAAGACTTTAATGACGCTGACAAAGGAAAGAAGATGAAAGCTAATCCAATGAACCCTAAGAATCCGCCTAGCGCTGCTAAGGCTATCAAAATCCCTAAGAGCAGCGGTAACCGTGCCGATCTCCAAAAGGTAAACAGACCCAAAACCAACCAAGGCTCTGCGGAGCTTTTCAAGAAAGGCGGCGATACTATGGCTACTAAGATGAACCCCGGCTTCATGGCAATGATTGCTAAGAAAAAAGACGGTGCTAAAAGCGCCATGCCAGCCGCCCTAGCAAAACACGCAGCGAAGCCTGCTTCCAAAGCTCACGCTGGCCTCAAAGCCGGTGGTATGACCAAGATGGGCTCTGTTAAGACCAGCCCTAAGCCTGATGGCGTAGCCAAACGTGGTTTAACCAAAGGCACTCAAGTCACTATGAAGAAGGGTGGGAAGTGCTAATGGCTACCAAAAAACGGGCAAAACGGTTTGATGAAGGCGGTATGTCTGAAGAAGACTTAGCTAGTAATCCCAATCGCGGTATCGTAGATCAAACTGAAGAAGAAGCAGCAAACGAAGCGGAGATGATGTCTTCGATGATGCGCAAACGTGCAATGGATGAAGGCGATCGTGACGAGAAAGCTCTCCCCGCAGGATACAAAGTTGAGGCGGAAGCCCCAGCTAAATCCGCGCCTGTAATGCGTAAACCTAAGCCCACTAACTATGGCAACGAAGGTCGTAGTTCTAAAGCTGCCGCGTATAGTAACGAAGGTCGTGGCTCGATTCCAAAGAAATCTGCAGAAGAAACCAGAGATGAACGTGTACGTAATGCGTATCGCGGTGCTACCGGCGATATTAAATCTGCAATTAAATCAGCGGTTACATCTGCCACGACAAAATCCGACGCCCCCCAGCGAATAATGCCAAAAGGTATGGCGAGCCCAAGAGACGTAAACGCAAAAATGTCAAAAGGGTTTGAGTCTGGTAAGTCCTCAATGTCTTTACCTAGCGCGTCTAAGCGCGAAGTGCCAGAAATGCTACGGGATGCCGCTCGAAACGCCCGTGGTATGGGTGCTGACAAGCCTAAATTCCGTGCTAGCCAAGGCTACGCTTCAGGTGGTTCAGTATCAGCTTCCTCCCGCGCCGACGGTATCGCTACCAAAGGCAAAACCCGTGGAAAGATTTGCTAAATGAAATACCCTAACGCTACTCCGGTGGACGAGCCTGTAGCTAAGCCAAAACAGGCGGCTAGCGCACCTAAGCAGGCAAAAGCCAAGACGTACCCTGATTCAGTTCCCGTGGACGAACCAGTAGTAAAAAAGGCCAAGGGTGGGTCCATCCGTGGCGGCGGTATCGAGTCCCGTGGCAAGACCAAGGGTAAGATGATTACCATGAAAAACGGCGGGATGTGCTGATATGTTAGCCAGTCGCGGTATGGGTAACATCAACCCTTCCAAGATGCCCAAAGGCAAGACGATCACCCGTAAGGATGATCCGAACAAGGTCGAGGTGTACGCTGCTGGGGGCAAAGTAAAATCTAAAGTGAATGCGGCGGGTAACTACACCAAGCCTAGTCTTCGCAAGAAGATTGTTAGTCAAGTCATGTCTGCGGCAACGCAAGGAACCGGCGCTGGAAAATGGTCAGCACGTAAAGCACAGCTTGTCGCCAAGAAGTACAAAGCCGCAGGTGGCGGGTACAGAGACTAGTATGAAGGCCCCTCAACAATCGCTCAAAGATTGGGGCGATCAAAAATGGAGAACCAAAAGTGGTAAAAAATCTTCTGACACAGGTGAAAGATACCTACCAAGCGCTGCGATTAAAAGCCTCAGCCCTAGTGAGTATGCTGCAACAACGCGTGCGAAGCGTGCTGGCAAAAAAGCCGGAAAACAATTCGTAGCACAGCCAAAAACAATTGCAAAGAAAACAGCGGGATTTAGATAATGGCAAGTTCAGGAACCTCAGCGTTTAATCTAGACCTCACCGAATTGGTAGAGGAGGCGTTTGAACGTGCGGGTTCTGAGTTACGCACGGGCTATGACCTGAAAACAGCCCGCCGATCACTTAACTTATTGTTTGCTGACTGGGCCAATCGCGGTGTAAATATGTGGACGTTTGAGCAGGGGACAATCACCTTGACTCCGGGCCTATCTACTTATGCCCTACCCGTGGACACCGTAGACCTTTTAGAGCACGTTATACGTACTGGCGCAGGCACTGCCTCAACGCAGGCGGACCTAACAATCACACGTATTAGTGTGTCTACCTACGCTACGATCCCTAACAAACTTCAGCAAGCTCGCCCGATTCAGATTTGGATACAGCGGCTTGACGGTGAGCGGTCAGCTATTGGTACAGTTTTGACAAGCGCAATCACGGCTACAGACACTACGATTAGTGTAGCTACTACAGTAGGTCTGGCTACATCTGGCTTTGTAATGATTGAGTCAGAGATCGTTTACTACGGTTCTGTTTCTGGTACTCAGCTTCTATATTGCTACCGTGGGCAGGCTAACACCACTGCGGCATCGCACATTAACGGAACCCCCGTATACGCGCAGAACTTACCCTGCGTAACGGTATGGCCTACCCCAGACAACACTACTACTTACCAATTAGTTTATTACCGCATGCGCCGTATTGACGATGCAGGTAACGGTGTAAACACAATGGATGTACCTTTCCGGTTCTTACCCTGCATGGTGGCAGGTTTGGCCTATTACTTGGCGCTGAAGGTCCCTAACGGGGCTATGCGGCTGGACATCCTCAAAGCACAGTACGACGAAGCATGGCAGCTTGCCGCAACGGAAGACAGGGAATCAGCGGCGTCGCGGTTCGTCCCACGTCAGATGTTTATAAATTAAGTTATGGGCAATAGATTCGCGTCAGGCAAACACAGCATCGCCGAGTGCGACCGCTGTGGGCAAAGATATAAACTGAAGCAGCTAAAGAAAGAGATTATTAAGCTCAAGGAATACAACCTTTTGGTGTGTCCTGAGTGCTGGGACCCGGATCAACCGCAGTTGCAGTTGGGTATGTTTCCAGTAGATGATCCACAGGCTGTGCGTAATCCGCGTAATGACACGACTTATGTTACGTCGGGCACAAACACAAATGGGTACCCTTCGGGGGGCTCTAGAGATATTCAGTGGGGTTGGAACCCGGTAGGTGGGGCATCGTTTTTTGACGTTGCATTAACGCAGAACTACTTGGTTGCAACAACGAATGTTGGTATAGTCAGTATTACGGTTTCATAGGAGTTAATCATGGCATTTACAAAATCCGCAGACGGTATAGCCTCTAAGGGCAAAACCAAAGGCAAAAATCTTGGTGATAGCGGCCCTTCCGTTGGAGTTCAACACGGCGGCAAAGGTGGTAAAGGCGGCAAGACTGACGCAGACATGCTGAAGCTAGGCCGTGGTCTGGCTAAAGTAGCTAATCAAAAGCGAGGCTAATATGGCAACACAAAGCATGAAACGCATGGGCAAAGAAGTTGGTCCTGCCAGCCTGTACGCTAAACCTCACACTATGTCGGGCAAGGGTGTAACCGTTGCTGAGAACCCCGGCAAAGAACCTAACCGTAGCAAGCTGGACACTTACGATGTAAGCGTGGGCAACATCAGCAAATCTGCTGGTAATGAGCCAACTAAAACTGATGGCATCAAAATCCGTGGAACTGGTGCAGCT